TTTAATGACGACATTCTTGATATATTCTTTTAATTTAGCTATTTTGTCGTGTTTGGACATTTTTGATTTCCTTAATTAATTCATAGTATCTCATCAATGCAACCACGTGTTTATCTTTCACGACTTTACCTTTTGTAGCGGTGTCTGTGTAGTCAATCGCTTCTGATAATTTAATTTTAGTAATTTTATCGTTCACTTTTGGAAGTAATGACTTCAGAGCTTTTTTGATTTTAATTACTTCTGAATCGATAAACTCTTTTAATGAATTTGTATTAGATACATTGTTGATATATTGTTTCAACAAGTTTTTTTGATTTTCATTTAGAGATTTATACTTTTTATTAAATTTATCTACTAATAATTGATAACTTAACAACCTTAAATCTTTGTCTTGGTTAGAATATTCACTTAAATTCTGTCTTTTTACTCTTGATTGTTTAGATTGAGTAATATGTTCAGTTATAGTGATTGATGAATCAGTTTTTTGGACTGGCCCAAAGTCTTCTTTGCCGACTTCTGTTTGAAAAACACGATATACCGATGCCAACACTTTAAAGTTTGGTATTCTGGTATTAAAGAAATCTTTTATATCATAGTTTTCTTTAATCGTTTTAATTAAATTGTATTTTTCATTTGCCAAACGACGATTTGACAATTTTCTTCGACTTTTGACTACCGCTTCTAATAAAGATGATGCGTGAGTCAAGTTTTTGTATTTTTTATTCAATAAGATTGAATACAATTCATATTCTTTACCTAATTCAGTATTTTTGTTAAAGAATTCTTTAAATAATTTAACTGATTTAGCATTTTTCTTGTCATTTATCACATCTACTGTGATTTGACGAGATAAAAGTTCATAAAGAATACCTGTATTCTTTATCTTACTATGTTTAACATAAGACATTTGAGCTCCAAAGTATTTTTCTGTTTTTTATCAATAATAAATATAAAACTTTTGAGAAATCGGTATTAATTCTCTCCGTTTTCCTCTTTATATTCATTATATTCTTTCTCTAATTCATCTACTTGATTAGTTTCTTGTATTATGGTTTTTGACTTTTTACCCATAGTTTTTTTCAAAGCATCATAATGTGCTAATGCTAATGGTCTACGATTTTTGGTTTGTTTTCCTAATGGGTCTCGACCTCTTGTTCCACTATCTTTGAATGGTTTATTCATTTCCTGTGGACGACCACCTTGTTCATCTTCTGGTCTGTCGTCTTCTCCGTCTTCCTCAAATGGATTAAATACGGAACCTGCTAAGGAATCGGGTGGTGTTGCAGTATCATCTGCACCGATACCTACGGATGCCATATCACTTGGTGTTCCAATTGAATCTCCTGATTGTTGTGGGTCATTACCTTCCATTTCAATTTGTGAGTGTCTGAATTTCTGTTTTTGGTCTTCAATGATTTGATTTTCAATTTCTACCTTTTCGTCAGAAGAGAAATTAAATATATTATCGTAAATCCACTCATAAGGTAAAATCTTATCACTTATCATATCACGAGCTAATGAGACTTTCTGACCCCATAGTTCAATCTTTTCTTGTTCATACATTGTTGAAGGACTTGCTAATTCTAACTCAAAGTTTACTAAGTCTTCATCTGTGTATCCTTGTGAATACAAGTGAACAACTGCTATTTTTGTTAATTCTGATACGATAATTCTTTGTATTCTTTCAATGGTTCTGGCAAATCTTACATCTTCTGCCGCAAGTGTTGCTTTACCACCGACATTTTCATCAAACCCTAAGAATGCTTTTGGAACTCTTAGAGATGCTAATAATTTATTTTTTAGGTATTCAACGTCTTCTGTTGAATCATAATCAATACCACCTAATTCATTGATTTCAGTTCCACTATCTCCACCTCTAACTGGTAAGAAGAAGTCTTCTGTTAGGTTTTGTATATTATATCTTAAATTATATTCACCTGTGGTTTCGTCCATTATAGGTGTTTTCTTCATCTTGTTGATAATTCTTTGCATATAGTTATCAACTTCATTTGGTGGTATATTACCAATGTCAATTTTAAATACTCGTTTAGAAGGTGCTCTCATAATTCTGTGAATTAACATAGCGTCTTCCATAAGTGTTAATTGTTTCCAAATCTTACGAGTTGCTTCAACCATAGATTTTCCGTAAGGTAAGAAATTACTATCGTTTGCTAATCTAAAGTGTGCTATTTGAAAGTTTTCAAATTCTACTTTACCTTTACCACTCGACTTTTGACCGAAATACGGGTGTGCTCCTTCAATACTTTCTAAGTAGAACTTAGTGTAGTAAGGATTTTCTGGGTCTTCTCCCTCTGCTCTTATAACTTCATAAGGTGAAAGTGGAACTACATTTGTAATTCCGTATTTCTCATTAATGTCTAAGTATAAAAAGAAATCTCCATACTTAACCATATTACGAACCCAAGGCCATAGGTTGAACTCGATATTCATAATATCATAGAATAAATTTTCTAATACTTGTTTAATGTTTTCATTATCAGAAGTAACCTTAACAACATCTCCATATTGTCCTTTCATAGTGGACTCATCTGAATAAATGTCTAACGCTGATGAAATAATTGGGTCTGAATCCATACTTTCATAATCTTTAAATAATGCTAATCTTGCTGCCATTACTTGATGTACGGTTGAATAACCTGTTCCAACTAAATCTAAGTTGTTGTGTAGTTTTGTATACCTGTCAACTAAACGTGATTTAACCTGTTTTTGAACTTGGTCTGTATCGGCGATTTTTAGTTTTTTACCACCGACATTACGAACAATTACATTTGTACTGAATAATCTTCGTAATCTCCCAAATAATGTTGTATCTGCCATTTTTTACCTCACTTTATAAGAGCCACTCCAATGACTCTTTCTCTTTTCCTGTTTCCCAATCCCAACTATCATTTCTTTTGATATCGTCATTGGTATATAAACCCTCATTGTCCATCATACGACTAAGAGTTTTCTTTGTTAGTTCTACACCTTGTGTTCGTAGTCTTAATGCAGTATCACGAACCCAAAGTCCAATTGCAAACGACATAACCAAATCATCATTGTATCCGTTCATCGCTTGCGCTCTGTTATTTATATAGACAAAAGTCAGTAGTTCATCAATCAAACGATTTGAACGAACCACTACACTTTCCTCTCTAAAAAATTCTTCTAACTTACTAATAATTAGTGGTCTGGTCTTAGAAGTCGTTGAAAAACCAGCAACCATTTTCTTTTCTTCACGATAATGTTTATTCGTTACTTGATGTTGTACATCAACATATTGTAAGTCTTTACTTGTATAAAATAGATTAGGATAATCCCTATCTATAATTTGTTGGATTGTAGCCCAACCAATATTGTTGTTTTCTACGATTAGTAAAGCGTCATTATATTCTGTTGCTACACTAACCAACATATTACCAAAATCTTTCGTATTTAATCTACCTTTATATTCTGCTACCTGAGTTAAACTTTCCAACTCAATAACGTGGAATGCGGAATAGTCTGCACTATCTCCTCTACCGACATCAGCACATACGATGTAATCTTTATTGTAGTTTGGTTGTTCCCAAATCCACATATTACTATCGATACCTCGTTTTTCTACTGGTTCAATACAATTATTTTTTCTTAACTTTTCTAAAGTAATTGCGTCAATTACACCTGTACCAGATGTTAAGAAATCACAATCACATTCTTGTGCTGCTGAACTTGGACCAAGTAAAGTATCTTGTTCATCTCTCCACTCTTGTCCTCTATCTGGGTGAACCGTCCAATGTAATTTAATTGGATTAAACATACCAGTTGCTTCCTCAGCTTCTATCCAAGTTTTATGGAACCAATTACCCACACCATTAGGTGTTGATAATGCAATACAACTACCACCAGTAGTTAATGTGGATTGTGCTGCTGTCCATATTTCATCAATTTTGTCAATGAATGCTGCCTCGTCCAATATCAATAATGACAATGCCTCAGAACGAGCTGCTTCTGGTCCTGATGATACTGCCTTGATTTGACTACCATTCATATATCGTAGGTTTAATTTATTATCCTCAACACATCGTTGCTTTAACCAACTCGGTAGATTTGCGTGCATAACACGAACTTTCGTAACCAAGTTTTTTGCTACTTCTTGTTTGGTTGCAATTACCAAAACATTTTTGTCTTGGTGGAAAGTCATCATCCATAAAGCATACCCTGCCGTCAATGTAGATATACCTAACTGACGAGCTTTTAAAATAATGTTAAAACGATTATCTTTAAACTCACCAACTGACTTTTCTTGGAAATCATACAATTCAAAAGGTATTTTCCCTCGTATTGGGTGTTGTATCATACAATACTTTTTCATAAAATATGCAGGGTTTTGTGCACATTTTATATATTCTTGTTTGATTACTTCTTTTATTTGTTCTGCCATTAGTCTACTATTTGACCTGCTAATTTAACTGATGTAGCAGTCAACACTACTCCATATGTAAAGTATAACCATTTATTTTCATACCATTTAGGTTGGACAAGTTTTACTTTTTGTTCAAGTAGTTTGTTGGTGTCTTTTAGTAGATTGAGTTGCATTGTTTTATTAGCAATCAACATTGAGTCTATTACTGAATTTTCTTCAAAAAGATTCAATTGTGATTCCAAATCCTCAACCAAAGAAACATTTAAACTATCTTTTAGTTCAAGTTCTTTAATCGTATTGGTAAATCCTAAAACTTCTTCCTCTGTAAAGGTATAGGTTTTAGGTTCAATCACATCTTGACCGAATAAACTCCCAATTAGTAATATGTAAATTAAATATCTCATATATATAAATATATAACTTATTTACTAAACTTCTTTAAAAATTTAACTGCTTCATCGGCATTGTCTTCTTTTACCGCTTCACCAGCTTTTTCAATCTGTTTTTTAGTAGTTGTAACTTTTCTTTTTAATTTAGCTACTTCTTTCTTGTTAACTTTTTTCTTTGATTCAAGTTTTACAACCTCTTTTTCATGTTCTTTAACTTCTTGGTCTTTTACTTTAATCGCTTTATCTAATTCTTTGACTTCTTGTTTTTTATTACCACCAAAAAATAGATTTAGTATTGCATTAATGATACCCATTACTTCGCTCCTTGTATTTGTTGTTCTGCTTTTTCTACGAGTTCTCTTTTTTCTCGTATGAAATCTCTTGCTTCTGAAATGGTTTTTTCAAATTCTTCTTCTGCCATTTCCCACTTGTCTTCTTCTAACATTGGTGTATTTACACCGACATTATTAAAATAAGTTTTTTTACCACCTGTTTTTTCAAAGTCATCTATACTTTGTTCTAAGTCTTTTAATTGGGACTTTTGATTTTCAAGAACTTTTGCTTTTGCATAATTTTCATATTCAGAATAATCTTTGATTCTTAATTTATTTTCATAATCTATTTGACAATCAAAACAATGTCCTTGTGTTCTCCAAAACTTATTATCAAGTTTTTTCTTCATTGCTTTATCACACTTAGGACAAAACCAAGGCATTCTTACTGATGCCATTACATCTGTTAATTCTGATTTTCTGGTTTTACCCCCAAGGTTTTCTTTTTTACCTTCGTATCCTACTTGTATATAATCTTTTTCAGTAGTCCCTTTTGTCATTAAATCTTTTAATGCCTTATTCTGTCTTTCTGCTTCTTTACTATAATTTGCCATTATAACTCCTTAAAATCTTAAACTACCAAGTATTTGATTGATTGGTGCAAATGCTCCTGTGAATTTATAAATATTACCTTTGTATTTAAACACAAGTCCTTCACTCGGAACAATAGCACTTGAACCACCGATAGCTTCTAACTTTTCTATTTGTACTCTTAATTTATCTAACTTCTGAACATTATCAGGTTTTTGTAAATCTTTTAATGCAGTGTCTACATCTTTCTTAATTTTTTGAACTGCTGCGTCTGGTGATACTGCCAAGAAACCTGACATATTCTTTAATATTTCTGCACCGACTTGAAAGAATAATATTTCAAATGGTTTAATATTTTGTTTGAACATTTTGTTATGGTCAAGTTTGTCAGTCTTTAATATCCATTTTAGAAATTCTGGACCGGTTTCAAAATCTTTTTTGATTTGCCCTATACTATAAGACTTATCAAAAAATGCCCAACGATTAGTTAGATTTACTAATTCACTTTGGGTTATAGATGTATTGAATTGTTTTGCCGCATTAAAAATATATTCTTGCCAAAATGACTGATGATACATACCTAATGTATCGGTATCACTTAATCCGAATTGACTTTGTAATTTATTTAATCTACTTAAAAATCCAGCTTTCTTTTTACTGAAGTCCTGAACCTTGCTCATTTTTAAAAAGTTAGGTTTTGAAATCTTAAATGTTTTTTGTATAT